AAGCTCTTGCCCCGACAGGTGACAGGCAATAATCATCCAGTTGAGTTTGTATGCTCGTTTCTGGAATGTCTACATATTTCAATAATTTACTATTACCAGTAGGATTAATGTCAACGATATGGTCTAAAGTTGTTCTTTCGGTAATGATATGATACGCGGCCATATCACAGGTCATATTGAGCAGTTGATTCCAAGCAAATGGGGATTTTGTGTCAGTCAAATTAGCGGGCCAGTCTGTCATCTGGTTTGCTTTACCCATTGCCCCCACAGCTTCAAATGCAACATAACCAGTGTCAGCATCTTTGAAGGTTGTGCCTCTGACAATCCATCCTACAAATAACACATCTTCCCGATGTGTCCAATTTCCCCCGATTGATGCCTTAACCCCGTTGTACCAGTCCTCAGCCACAATCATTATCATTGCGTCTGATGGAAAATCAGATGATGTGGCCTCAGACCTTACTTTTACTCTGGCCTCCCACCCCCCAGACCCATAATCACCACTGACACTTTCCACATCAATATCACAATACATATCCTGTCCGAACTCATCAATAATCCAGACAGGATTGTATCTGGTATGCGTATTACCATTATTATCAGTGACCGTATATCTTACATATTCTGGCACGTGTCCGGTTGTGGTTGACCACGTGACCTCAATTGGATTTGCAGCATTGCCTGATGACGAACTGGATGATGGAGTTCCATTGGGGAATGACCAGCTATGACTGGCAACATTATTACCATTCATCACCTTTGCTGAACTATCATAAGCTAAACTATCGGCATAGAATTTGATAGGCTGACCAGCATAACCCCAGGCAGGTGGCCCAATTCTACCTAAAGGGCGATACTGGCTATTTTGATTGCTATATGGCACATTTTCATCCATATAGTCATTCCCCAGGTCAGGCAGTATCGTCCACGGCAATATTTCCCTCAAAATACAAATATAAGGGTAATCTGACCACTCTATATTGTTAAAGGCAACAGTTATTGAACTGCCACCCTCCCCGTTAACAGATTTTAATCTTACTTTACCACCATCATCGTCGCCGCTGCTACTGCCAGCTATGACAGTGTAATAGCTTCTAACTGTATCTGTTGCATAATAACCTGACAAACTTATTGTTGTTGCCCCGACAGAAGGTGAGCCTGAAACAGTAGCCGTAGCAATGATTGGAGCGCGAAAAACTAACATCCCCCACCGGGAATATTGCGATCCTGAGCGAATAATAGCTAAATCATTTGAGGATATTTCAGCCATTATAGCCCCTGTAAGTTCGTGAATAAAATACCATCATCCGGCAATTTCCAGCGATAGAAGTTCTCAACCATCACCCCTTCTTCGGGCCAGTGCATTATGCCATAATAGCTTACCACTGATGGTTGATAGGTGGCAGGGTCTACTCTTTGAGTTGGCACTGTCATATAAACTGCCACTGTTGGAGCATCACCAATTAACTGCTGTAATTGATAGAACTGCTCACCTGTCAACAACCTGTCAGGATATGTCCATCTACATTGCGGACTACCCTGCCACGTTGCCCCGCCACACACGTTTCTCTCAGGGTTCGTGCCTGGAAAGAATTCAACAATAGGGTCAACCTTGACATCTTCCATTGTAGCCTGAGTTAAGCCTATTTGGATATTAGTTTCCCATCCTAAATCAGTTGGCATTGATTATCTCCCGCTGTAACCGCTAGTGCCACGCAAGCCTCTGGCAACATCAGCCATCCCATCAGCCACGCCTTCCTGCATCAGTCTGCGTGTTTCCTGCGCGTTCAGCGATATTCGTAATTGTTCATAAGCGGACACCGAATTACGTGTTTGCTGATTCCCACTAGAGGCAGTAGAAGCCGCTGTCGCAGTTTGCAACTGTGATTGAGTAGCATTGATTTGGTTCATCGAATTGACCGCGGCATCTACCATTTCTTGCCAATCTGCCATCCATTGCATTTTAATACCACTCATACTTTGTGAGATGGTAGCACTTAATGTTCCTAGCGGGCCAGTCAGTCTATTGGGTAAATCACCAAACAAGTCATAAATCGCTTGCATCATATCAGGGAATATGGAATGCCCCACCAATTCATCGTTTACTTTTTCAGCCTCATCAACGATAGGCGTAAAGCCATATTCAGCCGCTTTGCGCATATCGCCTTCATTCCACATCGTAGTTAATTTATTCCACATACTTTCAAAAATATTTTCAGTGTCATCAAGCACGCCAGCCCCATCAACGCCTGGGGTAAATGTTTCCCCATTTATGGTAACAGTCTTGAAACTCTCTTCCCCATATCCAAACAAAGCAAGTAATTTATTAAGAGCCTCAGTTCCTATTATCTGAATACTAAGTAACAATTCTTTTTGTCGCTTGAACGTGATCCATTCCATAAGTTCTTTTTCATTTTCGCCCCATTTTATAGCAGCAATGAATATTCCAAGTGGAATAAATATTGAAGCGGCAGTACCAGCCGCCCCCCCAAGTGGAATTCCACTTGCGCCAGCAGCTAAAGCCCCCCATAAGGCAGTTGCTGCTTTGCCAACGGTTGCCCCCAAGACCCATTTTGTAATCTCAAACGAAAGCGGAATGACCAGTGCTTTTATCCCTACATACCCTACTGCCGCGGCCAGCACTTTACGTAAACCTGGGTCTAGGTTTTCCCATCCTGGTATTAAACTGGCAAAAATACTATCAATACTGTTGATAATACTGCCAATGCCATCACCAATCCTGCCAACAGCATCAGCAAGTCCTACCCCAATCTCATAAAATTCATTGAATTTACCAGTTGTTTCAGCCCCAAATAAACCTCTAAAAAGCTCACTTAATTTTTCAAAATCCTCGCGCAATCTGGTAAAGGTTGGTTGCAATCTATCCCTGAATGAATCAGTAAGTTCTTCGACTTTTTTCTTATATTCTTCGAGGTCTTTTGATGGTGCAACAAACCCCATATTTATACCAGAACCAGACTGTTTAGCCGCCTCTTTTGCCGCACTTTCGATATTGCTGAGAATATTACGTTGCGCTGCCAGTATATCTTTTGTGACAGCTAATTGTTCCTTAGCGGCATCAAGAGCTTCTTTGCGTCTGCGCTCTTCCTGTTCGGCGGCCATTATCTCAGTTTCAAGCTGTCGTCTGCGTGCTCTGGTGTATCGTTCAGGAATATCAGCGGTTTGCAAGTCAAATATTTGCAGTTTATCTCTGGCTCTCTGAACCTCCTTAGCCGCTTCATCAACCCAATCCTCAATCAGCTTGATGGATTTTTCCTGAGCGATAACCTGCCCCTCCAGGTTGATTACGTTATCAAGAACTGCTTCCCTTACCTTTGCCAATGATTCGGGGCTTAATCCTGCCACCATTCCTTCAACAAAACGTTTGATTGTTTCTTTGCCGCCCTCTGTAACAGATGTAAGCGCGTCAATAATGCCCCCAACAGCTTGTATTGGTTTGGTAACAATTTCGGCAATGGTTTCAGTAACTTTGTTGACAGTTTCACCTAAACTTTTGCCAGAATCTTTTAATTTGTTGGTTGTATCATCAACTGCCTTAATTGCTTCATCACCAGCGTCTTTAATGCCAAATGACATTGTTGTGCCACTTGCCTCTTCCCCGCTAAACCATCCAAAAACAGAGTTGATAGCATTAGCTATTATCTCAAATATTGAGATGATAGCCCTTGCCATTGCCTCTATTTTGCCAATAACCCAATTAATACCATCAACAATGGCGTCAAACACACCACCAGCGGTTAATTGTTTACCACTTAAAATGACTTCCTTAATGAAACCAACTAACATCTGATAAGCAACAACCAATTTCTCGCTGATAACCTGCGCTACCGCTTCAAGTTTCATCTGGTTCTCTTGCAAAAAATCTCTTACTTTTACCAGATTATTAGTTATCACCTGAAATACATTAGATGTGGAAATTCTAATAAGTTCTCTTAAAATTGACTTAATGGCATTAAGCACAACGGGGAATGTATTTTTTTGACTGTCAATAAAGTTTTCGACATCAAGTCCTGTTCTTTTGAGCATTAATTGCAAAGCTGACAGAACATCACCAGTTTCAGCCAAAGCGTCATTAAATTCACTGACAGTTCCAATCTCAAATCTTTGCACCAAAGAACGTAGCCCTTGCGCTCCACCTTCCAGAGCATTGCGTAAAGCAAAGAAAGCCCCCTCCACACCCTGAGCGGGGTCTAAGAAGCCTAAAGCAATGGCAGTCTTAACAATATCTTCAAATGCCTTGAAATTTTGTCCTATTTTTGTTGGTAACGCCTTTGCTCCATCTAATAAAGCGTCAAAGGCAACGCCAGTTTCTATAGACATTTGTTTCAAAATGTCTATAAATGTTTGAGCAGATTGGGTGCTACCTCCGCTGAAAGCAGTAAATGCCCCCATTGCTGTTTGCATCTTAGCATTGGCTGTCACTGCCGCATCAGCCATTGCCTCAAAACCATATTTAACATTACGCCAAACTTCCCACGTTGCCAGACCCATTGTTACGCGGCCAAAGCCAGTTTGGAAAATTCTTAAAGGATTGATAGCGGATAGAATACCGCCTGTCAGTGACCTGAAGTTTGAACCGACACGTTTTAGCGAGTTTGAAAATAAATTCCCCGCCCTTGTTGCTCTTGTGAAACCAGAAGTTAAATCGCCAAGAGTTCTTGAGCCTAATCCAGACAATGATGTCTTAAGTTTGTTGCCAAGATTACTTAAAGCTAAGGTGGCCTTATTTGAACTTACAGATACCCTTTCAATGCTCTGTGCTGCTTGTGTGTCAGCTTTAGCTGCTTGTGTCGCGGCTTGCGCCTGTTTCTGCCAGGCTTTTTCTAATGCAGTAGCAATCTTAGCCTGTTTCATTGCTAAATTGACCGCGTTTTTATTACCCCCCTCACTAGCTATAGTGGAAGCCGCTTGTTTCAGTTGTTTAATCGAAGCCTCAGCCGCTTTTGCCCCGGCATCATCAAACTTTGATAATATTCTAATCAGGACTTCTTTTGGTTCCATCTTCTATTTTTCCAAACAAAACTGTTTTCTGGCTATCAGATAAGGTTTTGACTAATTCTTCTTTTGACATAACTCCACCATCAAAAGTTTCAAGAAATCGTTTAGCAATTTTGTCGCCATCCTTAGAAAAAACAGAGCCGATAGCTGCCATTGTCAGTAAAAACTGTTGGCGAGCATCGGCTGCTTGTTCTTCCGTTTGACGTATGTACGCATACAACGCCTGCGGCACTGTCCATTGTGTTAGTAGCGTAGCAGGGGGGATGTTGTAGGGTGTCCCTGCCAATGAGATGATTATATCATCTATCGTATCCCCCCAATTTATTCCGCTATTGTCCCGGTAGAATCTGCCAAAACCTCTTGTGTTGACTTGACGATTATTGACATTATTTCCGGTATCATTGGACTTATTGTTTTTTTTACAAACGATTCCAGCCAGCCAATGCCGTTGACCTCTACCACAACATCCAGTGCATTTTTCAGTTCAGGGAACGATGATCGTTTTACATCATCTTCAACCAAATCAGGCACAACAACCTTGAACGCGTAATACGGAGAAACGACAATAGCATTAAGAAATTCTTCGACTCCGGCCCGTTCTTCTTCGACTGAGCCATTATTTCCATTAGCTACAGCTTCAGCCTTATTGCTGTCATCGTATGGCCCGTAACGGTTGCCATCTTCATCAATGACAAAGTATTTTGTCGAAAAGTCTGATAAACTATCCAGCAATTCTTCAATTGCTTGCTGAAATTTAATCACGCGCTCAATTGGTTGGGGGGAAATCTCATACTCATTCCCCCCAAATGTTACAATGTAAATTTCAGGGTCAAATATACGTTTGGTCTTTTTAGCCATTTATCACCCTTATCTCATTAAGTCTGGCTGACACGATACCACGACGCGTCATACGGCGCATCCGGTTCAGGGAACGGAATCATTTCTAACGTGTGCGTTTGAGGGTCTGAACGTGACCAACTGGTTTCGCTGTCTGCACCGGAACGCTTACAGAACGGGAATACGTCCATAATCATATTCTCGCCAGCTACTTCACTTTCCTGCAAGCTGATTGCCGCCACGCGCCATTCGGTAATGTTCGATTTGTCATAGAAATATTCAACCTCATCGCCATCACTATTAGACGTGCGTCCCTCAGCTTCGTGAACCAAGTCCATCACGGTATTGTTGCGCCCTTCCATCAATGTCAGGCTAATGCGCCGGTTCCAATTACCAACCTGCACGTTAATAATACCGCTTTGCTGAGATACCCAATTCGTAGTGTCAAAACCACTTGTATTAGCAAAGGCTTCGCTGGTGTGACCAACATCGTACCAATCAGCTTGGGGTTGATATGTGGTCAGGTCAAGTACATCACTGATGAGTTCGGGATAAGTGGTTACAGATCGCTTGCTGACCAGAACACGTGCTGGCCCGCCAACGATGTTGCCTTCGTTTACCCCTTCTTGCCAAAAGTTAGGCATAATTTATACCTCCTGTAGTTATCTGACCAAATCAGATAGATGTTGGTCAATGTTGAATTCGTTAATTGCCCATTCGTGGACAGGTTGACCTGGGGTTGCACCCTTTTTAACAGAAAATTTCTTATTCCAGCTATTTTTTGACATCCAGTAAAACACCAGATAATCTTTTTCTGCCGGAACTATTGTAGCTCCACCGCTGGTAGGAAATACGATGAATGGCATTTTTTCATCAGTGTTCCCTATCTCAAGTTTGGGGTCAGTTCCATCAAAGTTAATTTGATATTCCCAAAAGTTCTTAAACGATTCGCTTTCAGGTCTGCGTCTATTATCAACGTTTCTGATTTTGTCAGACGGACTCAACTCAAAAGCAATGCTGGTCATTTCTCTCCCCCATTCGTCAAACGACAATGCCACTTCCTTTCGCCACTCATTAACCATTTGTGGCAAGGTGGAAGCTACATCGAATGGGTCAACGTCAAACTCAAAACTAACCTGCATAATTTAAGAACCTGTAGTTAAACTGCACCATCAACCCCTTTGCCATTACGTTCCCTCTGGGGGTAACACGGCTGGGGATAAACTGGATTGTTCCCGGTACGATTTTACTCTTGCCTGATTGAAATCCGAATCCAGGATACCGCTTGAATAAATCAAGCGTAGCTTCAACGTGTCTGCTAATTATCTTAGCCAGTATCGTTGCATCGGGATGTTGGAAGTAGTAAGCAATCATTGTTTGCATATCGTACCAGGTTGACATCATTTGCATTGTGCCGGTTTCGGTAGATTCCCTGATAGTTCCCATTGTGGCAGATAATGCCGGTAAAAGCCACTGTTTATCGAGCGATGACGGATCGCTGGCAATTTGCCTAGTGATGAAATCTTCCAGTTCAATATCCTCAATTGATGACCAGTTTGATTGTACAGTCGCTAGCGATGTAGCGTACTCATTTTCATACGTGGTCAGTATTTGTCTGAGGATACCTTCAGGTGTCAATAGTGACATTACCAGCCCCTAATAGACGATTTCCAACCAGCCCTGGTACTACGGACTGCATTTTCATCATCGTATTGGTCAGCCGCGGCCCTTTGTGGAAATCTTAGGTATCTTTTTCGTCTGGAACTGACCCGTTGCCCATAAACCGTAGGTACACGGGAGGGCATTGGGTCAGTTTGAACCGGCGCATCGGTTAGAATTTCACCACCGGATGAAATCAGGTCATCAAGTCGTTGAGTGTATCTAGTCCAGAAACGGGTGGCTCTGGTATTTTCTTCCTCAGAGTTTTGCGCTCCAAGCGAATCAATTACCAGTGAAGCCGCCCCGAATTTCTTGGTCAGTTCCAGCCATTCGACAGAATTTGTGCCAGTGACCGGCAACTCGAAACCTAATCGTTCCAGGATGAGGTTTACATCGGCATTGATATTAGTACATATCTCATCAACATCACTCTGGGTCAAAGTCGTGGTACTTGTTTCAGGAAAATCGCGACCAAGTGCTAGAAATGCTTCAATATCAATGTATGTAATATCGCCGTTGTTAGCCATTATCTAACCTTACGCTACGCGAGCTTGCAGAACGCTGTTGTGCATCGGAGGGGGGAAGTCAATCCAGGCGTATTCCCCCGCCCCCACCTCCAGCACCCACGGGTCAGTTTCTTGCTTGTTCCACCCGAACTTGCCTGACATCCAGTTGTTTGCCATTGCCGGAGCAGAGGCGAAACGTCCCAATTGCTGATTGGCAGGTAGTAGGAAGATGTCGTTGTCGTTGATGAAGCGGGTCTTGGTACGAGTAGCAGTTTTATTAACCGCGTAAGTCAAAGATGTGTACTTAGCTGTGTATTTGATTACTTCCATAATACCCAACTGTTGCATCGCCCCGCTGACTTGAACTGGTGTAACAGGGTTCAGACTGTCAGGTTCAGCCGCGGCAGGATTAGACCGGAACACAGACCACATTTGCCGCACTTGTTCACTGCGAGAAAGCAGGCCAAGCACTTTGGGTGTAGTGACCATAATCCATTCATCAATTCCGCTTTCATCACTGATTTCTTCAATCCAATCTGACAGATCAGTGATGGGAGTCGGACTGGCTGCACTCCACAACGTATCGGGGGTTTTGCGATTCGATGAACCAATGTAAGCCCCGTCAAAGTTGACTTCATACTGAATGTTTTCATCATCGTAGGCTACACTACCAGCCATCGCGTTCCAGAAAACCCATTCTTTACGGGCATCAACACCCATACTCAGGGCATCAATCGCCCGGCGAATTTTCGTTTCACGCGCTCGGCTGGAAGCAAAAGCCAGCGTATTCGGGTCATCAACACCCGGTTCCCAAAAAACCCGCAAATCACTTTCTTTGAAGCGAGCCTTATGGCGCATAAAAGCTACTTGCCATTTATAGCTTGATATCAAATCACCGTTGATTTTAGGCGATTCAGCGTCAACCGCTACAAACGGAGCCATTTGAACTTGATCTAGTACAACTAAACCTTCAAACTCATCGGCCTCAACACCCTCAGACGGACACCACCGTTCAAACAAGTAGTTTTTAGGGAGATCAGTCGTGCGGACATAGCCGGTAAGTTGAGGATTACGCAAAAATGCAGGGATAGTGGTTGGCATCTCAAATCCTCCTTATAACCGTGCTTTGCGGGTAAATTGAATACGGTCAGCCAAAGCAGTCTTGGTAGCTGCCAGTACCGTACCCAACGTACCATTATCAATACAAACAGGTTCAGCCACAGTACCGTCATAGACAACGCCTAAAGCCTCGTCACCATCGGTTACGTCAACATCTTGCACGTTGACACCGACAGCACTGAAGCCATAAGCACTGTAATTCGGTACAATTTTGCGACTGGAAGGGTCTAAAGCCATCACTTGCCCCTCTTGAACAATTTTCCGACTGTCTCCACTGCCAGGCAGAGTCAGCTCGGTGACATACTGGTAATCAACCGTGTATGAGGCCATAGTAGGCTCACCAGCGGCGATAAGATTACCCTTAATGCCTTCATAAGAACTAATTACCGGAGAAACTGGCATTTCTTATCTTTCCTTTCTGGCTTATTGAGCCAATTCGACTTGCTGAGGACTGCCGATGTTCAGGCGTTTACGGGCTTCACGCGCCATATTCTCAGCCTCATCCAACGACAATTCAACTTTTTCGTGCTTGGCCGCTTTTGGTTTTTCGCCTTCAATCGTTTCGGTTTTTTCAGTCATTTCTTTTCCGGGAACAATTTCCAGCAATTTAGCGATTGCATTGAAGGTGTTGACTTCCACACCATCTTCCAGCTTAACCACCGCCTGAGCATCAGGTTCGGCTTTGTCAAGCAACGCTTCTGCAATGCTGAGCACCGCCGGGGCTACACCCCGATTCTTGGCGGTATCAACAATGCGCTGAATGTCAGCTTGTTTGGCTTTCTGCCGACTTTCATTGACAGTAGCCATCAAAGCCTGAACATCAGCCGCAGTTACTTGCGTGCCATCAGGCAATTCTAATGCCTGAATTTGCGTGGTGGTTGGCTGTTCCAATGCAGTATTATTTTTTTCCGGCATTGGTTTGCCTCCTTTCTGTTCAGTTTCGCTAATAAAAATGGGTGAATACATATAATAAACTGCGCTACTGTCAGCAGTAGTCGAGTCAGTTCCAGCGTAGTCGAGTTGAATCTTTCCAGTGTAATCTTCAACCCGTTCCCATTCAGGCTTGACTTCATCATAAATGGTTCGGTCAAAAGATAGAATAGGGTCAATGGCATCATTGCGATGCACGAAAGGGCGGTTCGTAATGGCACAACCTACCAGGGTTGGCCCATACTCAATGCCGGTTTCCTGGTCAATAAAGTTTTGCATTACTTCCATTGAAGCGTAGCGATATTCGTTTCCAAACAAAGACTTACCGGTAGGAGTCGGCTTAACCTTCAAGTCAAACGTACCGTCACTACTCAAAGTTGGCTCTTCAATCCACCCCAAAGCGGCATCGCCATAC